GCTTCATAATACTTCATCAAACATTCTGGTGTTTCAAAGCTGTAATATTCAATAAAAAAATGATTGCAAAATTCATAAAAGCTCTCTCAATATACTGCTCTTTGCAATGGTATACTATTTTCTAAAATATCACATGCTTCATCTAATTCCATTATTTGTTTTTCATTCTTTTCTTAAATTCATCAAATGCTTCTTGCTCTTTTTCACTCAATTCTGTTCTTTCATCTCTATTTGTATTATCTGTTTTTGTTATATTCGTTGGCAATCATCTTTCTGTTCTTGATATTTTCCACATATTCATAATATCATTTGAATTTAACTTTCTTCTTTTTTCTCATTTCTTTAATGGTCTTTTGTTTTCTTCAAATTCATTTTCCATTCGTTCTAACATTTCTTCATTTAGCATTTCATATCTTCATACATTATCACTTATTTCTTTTGCTGTTTCCTTTCATTTTTTCTTCAATGCTTCTTCATATATCTTTTGCTTGTATGCAATTTTTTCTTTTCACCATCATTTTACATTCTTTGCAATTTCACCATTATATATCTTGTATTTATCTTGCATAAAACCTTTGGCTTCATCATATTCAGAAAGCATGAATTCCATCTTCATTTTTCACCAATCATACTTTTGCTTTGGCATTTCCTTTTCTTTTAATCAAATAAAGATTCATTTACTGCTCTTTCTTCTTGTTCCATTCTCTCTTGTTCTAATTGTTCAATTGTTTTCACTTTCAATAATGATTTCATCTTTCTAAATCTTACACAGTGATTATTTAATACATTATGATTATCATTCGTATCTATTATTCTTTCTGTTCAATTAAGAATTGACTTTACTGTGTATCATTTTTTGAACTTGTAGCTTATTACTTCTCGTATATCATCTTGAAAGTATATTTGTTCTCACTCTTTAAGATGTCTTCTATTTTCTTTATATAAACGATCTGTTCTTCTATTTGTTCTTTCTCTGTATTCTGCTTTTGCTTTGTTTCTGCATTCTTTACATGTGCTTGAATATCAGTAGTTTGAAGCTCTATCTTTTGAGAAATCTTTTCGTTCTTTGAATACTCAACATTTTCTGCATATTCTTCAATTCTCTTTTATTATGCTTCAATATCTTTCTAATCTACTTTCTGATAGATAACTCTTATCTTTGATAGCTTTTTCTTTTGAGTATCAGTATCTTAATACTCTTCAAGAAAAATAACTTCGTTTTGCTTTTGGTTCTGGTTGCTGTTGGTATCGTTCATATAATTCTTTATGTTTTAATGCATTTGTGTTTTTCATCTACCATGCAACATATAAATCAATTACTACTGCTAATATCATCAACAAAGTGAATAAGATAAAAGCAAATTCAAATACTCATTTCATAGCTTTTGCAATTATGTCAATTATATATGCTATGATTAAGATACATACTATTATTATGCACATCATTTTTCTCTTGTTTATGAATATAAATTATTTCAATAAGTAATCTCTTTTTTGGGTGTAATACTCTATCATTTCAATTATTCTTGGTGTTGGTAGTTCATATAAGCTCTTATCATTTATCATTTCATTAACTACTTTTTCTCAATATTTCTTTAACATTCGCATCGTATATTGAATATAGTTTCAATTCAGTATAACATTACATCTCATACATCATGCATGACAATTCTTTTCATCAAATCTATATTTCAATACTCATCTACTTATAAAATGCATATTCTGTGCTTTTTTTCGGTGTATTCTTGTTCAACACAATGGACATCTTACTATTCACATTGAATCAGAATCTCTCAACCTTATGTATTGTGAAAAGATATTATCTAATTCTTTAATATAATGACTTCTTGTTTTTTTCTTTTTTTTCATAAGTGAAAATGCCTATGAATTAAATCATAGGTTCTATCACTTTATTACTAATTCCACTATGAAATATATAATAAAACTACTCTCATTCAAGAAAAAAAACTGATTTTTACATCAGTTTTATAGATCATATTTTCTTAAAAAAATTTGAATTTGAATCTTACTTCGTTCTCTTGTTCTAATATATATCATTTTCAAGGTTTTCTATAAGTTTTAACTTCTCACCTTTTTATCTCTAATGTATGAAATTTCATATATAACTTAGTAGGTATTCGCTTACTATATCGTGGTCTATCATTTAACATTCTTTTTAACTGTTCTTCTAAATCTATATTACATTGATTATTCATTCTTCTATTTATTTCTTTTTCTAATAAATATTCAGATGAACAAATAGCTTCTCTATCTGTAATAAATATTTCGTTTTCCATATTTGATATAATTAAATAAAAACTTACTCATTTTCTTGTGCTGTTCTTATTTTCAATCAATATTTTCGTCATTCAATATCTACAATATAAGTTCAAGAACTTCTTCAATAATTAGAAACATATACAAAAGTATCTTTATTCATAGTGAATTCTCATCACTTATATCAATAGAAAGTCTTTCATATACATTTTTTCAGTTCTTCTAAAAACTCTTTTGCTCATAATCAACTATCTCATGAATATTCTATTGCTAAATCACTATATCTTCATCTATAAGACTCAAATCAAGTTGGAATAGCTCATCACCAGTCAAAACTACAATAAGTCATTTCTGGAAATTCAACAAAAAGTTTTTCTATCTTATCAATCATTTGTCATAATGTCATTTGTCATCTCTTATAGCATTCTAAATCTGTTTGCATGTTTGACATTTTGATTATATCTTCTGTATTCATCGTTCTATAAATAATAATATAAATCTGATTATTTCAATATTGATAATAAAACAGTGATAGGGTTATCTTCAACTGCAAGCACCATTAGTAATGTTTCATATTCTGGTTCATCTATACTCCAATAATGTATGTTTCATTTTCTTAATACTTCAAGATTTATTTTATTATTATCTAATAACCATTTAATGAATCACATATTCTTTGAAATTATGTGAACTTTATCGAATCTATTTTTATATTCGAAGTATCATTTTTCTCAAAATTTTTCTTCTCGCATTTGATTATAGTAATCAACGAGTTTTCTCCATTGCTTATTATTTGATCTAATTTTTATATCTTTATCATACATCATCTTTGATATTATTTATTCATAAAATATGCTATTATTCATGAAAGAATAATCGCTCAAATAAAGCCAATTCAAACATATTGTCATACTTGATCGTTGTGTGCTTGTATCACGTCATATTCTTCTTTTTTCATACAAGTTCGTGCAGAATCTCAATATTCTGCAAAGACATATCATTCTCAACAATTCATCATAGGAACTGTTTCTGTGTGGTGTATAGGAATTATCATCTCTTGTTCTTTGTGATATAAATCTATTCAGTATGTTCCATTTTGGAACAAACTCAGGTTTTCGGTGATAGCGAAAAACTAAAAATAAATCTGATTTATTCTTCTTCATCTTCTTCATCTTCTTCATCTTCTTCATCTGGTTTTGCTTTAAGGATACAGAATGTCATATTTTCATCATCTTCAGTTATTGCTTTCCCTTCTTCAACAATAAGAACAGACATTAATCACTTATCTGTATCAAATACAACTTCTGATTCTAAATCAGATTTTTTTAATTTTTCTAATAATTCTTTTACTTTCATCTTTCTATGGAATAAATTATAAAGTGATTATATCATTTCAGCTGATGAACACGTCAAACACTTCATCGACTTGAATGTGTTTCACTTCTTCATCTCGTCTTCTGATATCATTGATTGCTTGAGAAATCTCGTGGATCTCATATTCAAACGGAAATCATAATATTGATTTTTTTTCTTTCCATCATCGCCATTTCTTATAGAATGGTTTCCGATATTCTCAAGTAGGTGCTCTATGGCTTTTGAATTTCTTTAATCTTCGTTTCATACTTTGATATTTTCTATTAAAAATTGTTCCAAATATTTTTCATCACATATTGCACTCGACATTAGCCAATATTCATAATTTCTTGAGCACATTTGAGCTGAGACATCTGGTCAATTCGGTCAAAAAGTCAAATCCAATACTCGTTCATGACACTTCCTATCTTCTGGAATCATTCAATTATTACATACAAACTGCCATAAGCCAGACTCTTTGCTGACTAAGTCCCTTTTACTATATACATTATAGTCGTAGTCTGGTTTCTTCCAACATAATCTATACAAACCAACTGGGACACTTTCAAAAAAATATTCGCTTATTCATTTTACATCAAAAGGTCTCCAACCTTTCTCAATAAGTTTGTTTAGTAGTTCTTCCAATTTCATTTTACTTCAAAATATGAATTAAATAATTTACTGGATCATCTTGAATTGATAATAAAGCTATTAAAGATAGATACTGTGCTTTCTTATGCTGTAAATCAAGAGATTGAAGTCAACCTATATAATAATCTTGTGGTATTCTCATTCGTTTCATATCAAGTTCTAATCTTTCACTATGTCGGTCTATCTTATTATTATCAAACAACCATTTGATGAAATTGTATCATTTACAAATTATTATTGCTATACTTTCATCAAATGATATGAATGTGTTATCTGGAAATCTTGATGCAAAAATACATCAAATATCTTCATCATATCACCATACATAATTTCAATGTGTGTATTTTTCTGATTTCCATTCTTCATATTTATTCAATAATCTTATCAATTTATTTATTCAATTATCTTTCATGCTCTTCTTCTCACCAATATAAAGTATATGATCATATCTTCTTCATCTCTTCTTCAAATGCATTTCTTGTTCATGATGCTATTTTTCTTCATTCATTATCAATTTCTGATACTTCAATTACTTTATCTTTTTTATAATCTGCTAATGCTTGAACTACTCTTTCAAGATATTCTACTTTTTTCTCTAACATCAATATTCTTTCATTTTTATCACAACTCATTTTGTTTATGTTCTAAATAAAAATTCTTTAATGAAATTTGTCTTGGAATTCTTAGTTCGTATCGTTCCAATAATACTGATTTTGGTATTTCATAATACATTGTGGTGAATATATCAGCCAAACAAAATACATAGTATTCTTGGAATTCAAAGTTATATGGTATCGTTCATTCTATATGTCATACTTCATGCCATGATGAATTATTCATATATTGCTTTGAAAACTCATCTACTAAATTTGCAATACTTGTTCTTAGGTGGAATAATTCTTGATTATTTTTCATTTTCTATTCTTTCAAATAAATCATCATCAAATATTACATAATTCTGCTCTATATACTCTAATCATGATTTGTATCATCAAACATAATTACTTTTATCTATTCATTCTTTGATAATATCATCATTGAATTCCATTGCATCTTGCATTGTTTTTATTCTCTTTTCTGCTTTTACTAATTTATCAAATGTTTCACTCCATTTGTTTTTCCAATACATTGTTTCATTCATCTTTGTGATATATTGAGTTAAAAACAAGGTGGTGTGTATTGCACACACAAGTGTTCAGTTTCACTTTCTAATAGCTATTTATCTTTTATACATGCCTATTATTGCAAGAACTTCATAAACTTGCATTTACTGATTTTTGCACCTTGTAGCATAAGCAACCTAACAGTTTTATGACATGTTAAGGTCAAGTTGGGTTGTATATATTGAATATCTCTAATTGTAATTCTAACTTTTTGATTTCTTTTTCAATTTCATGTGATCTTTGTGGTGTTGCATCTAATCGTTCATACTCTAAATCATCTATCATTTTCTTATACACTTTTCTGAATACTTCTGCTTCTTCTTTTGAATAACTTACTTCTATGTAATAATTATCATCTTTGTGTAGCTTTTCTTTTGCATCTGCATGTGATTCGTATTGTATATGTCATCATCAACCCCTTGCTCATCTTGTAGGTATCAATGCTTGTTCTATTGATTTTCATTTCTTCAACCTATCTACAAACAAACTGAATGATGCTTTTGGTTCTTTATATGTTTGATATATTGAATATTCCTTTGGGTATCTTTCATAGATAGTTATTCAGTTTTTCCTTATTGCTCTTTCTTTATTTCAGCACCATGTATATACTTCTAAGAATCTTGTATATCATACCTTTTCTCATTCATAGTTATTCCAATAATCTCGTAGCTCTTGTTTTCTTTTTGGAACATACATTGTGATATTCTGTATTGCTTCTTCTCTTGATAATCACTTTCTTACTCTTTGATAGAATGATGAATATGATACTTTTGGTTCTGGTTGCATTTTCCACCATGTTCTAAGTTCTCATGCTTTCTTCATTGTGATATGCTATCATGTAAAAGTGAACCTACTTTTAACATATTCACTACATTTCATTCATTTAACTATTCTTGATGGTCAATAGAATTTTGTTCATCATTTCATCAACCTTGCACATTGCTCTACTTGAACTTTCCAATCATCAAAGAATCATTCATCTAATTTGTGATAGTTTGTGTTGATTTGACATAGTCAATATGCTTTTCAACTATCTCATATTGCAAATGGGTTTCGGTTTCAATTTTCACACTCTATCAAATATACAAGTTTCTCTCATCATAGATCATATGCATATTGAACTATTTTCTGCTTTTCATCATACCAACTGAATCATTCATGATGAATTTTTACTCCAATATAATCACTATCACTTATATTGAGATTTTTAGAACTTATCTGTTCTTGATTAAACCCTCTTTTTTTTCTTCAAGTTTTTTGATAAGCTCTCTTTTTTTATCTGCTTCTACATGTTCTTTTTCTGCATCTTTCTTAAAGCTCTCTACACATTCTTCTGATGCTTGCATTGATATATTATATCAATTCTGATGAAATATAATTTCTTCTTTCAATGCTCAAATTTCTTTATCAATTTCTATAATTTCTTTCTGCTTTTCTATTTCATTCTGTGCATATACTAATCATGCACATGTAATAATAAGTAATCATGCTAATATGCTAATTGTTGTTGTTTGTTTATTCATTGGTATTAGTAATAAAGTGATAAAATATTAAATACTATATGCTCATTTTTTATTCATCTTAACAATGTTGATATATTCGTTGATTGTCTGTGCTTTCTGGAACAATAATTCATACATTGTTTTGAGTTCTAATTGCCTTATGTCTTTATCTAAGAACTCTTGTTTGATTTGTCAATCAGCTGTGCTTTCAGTATATTTTTTCTTTCAATTCTCATCTAATTCAGCTTTCAACTCTATCATTCTTTTTCATTTCTCTACATCTAATCTTAACTTGTTTTCATAATATTCTGATTTCATATTGCTTGATTGAGTTATCATTTCATCTTGCAACTGCAACCATGTGAATAGATCATCATCACTTAGTTGTAATCACTTCTGTTTGAAGTGTTCATTCTGCTCAAATAATTCTTCTATTTTCATTATTTAATTCATAAATAAGCTAAAACTTTGTTAAGTTTTGTTTCCAATGTATCACTTGCTTCAAATAATGAATGTTGCTTTTGATTTTTTGCTTCAACTTCTTTCATTGCTTCAACTTCTTTCTTTGCTTTCTGCTTTGCAAGTTCTTGCTTATATTCGTTTCTGCAATTCTTACATTGAAACATAAATCACATCTTTTCAGAACTATTTACTTGAAAATGTTCTTTATCAAGTGGTTTGTATTCTCTACAAGTATAACATCTTCTGTAAATTATGTCTGTTTCCTTACAAATAACTTCATTTAAGTAATGGTGCTTTCAACAATCTTTTTTGTATGGTTTCATGGGAATTAGTAATAAAGTGATAAAAAGTTATTTAGCTCGTGCATCTGCTATCTTGACTTTCATTTCCTTGCTTATTGAGAATCAAAGTTTTTCAATATCTTTGATTAAATCATCTGATGATTCAAACTTACTCAAATACTCTGTGTTCTTTTCTAATCTCTCCAATTCTTCTTTATTGAACCATTTCTTTTCTTCTTTTACTTCTTTCTGCTCTCATTTGTTCGTTGTATCTGAATCAATTCAATCATCGATAGCGAACAAACCATTCAAAGCATACTTTCTTGCATAAGATGAAGCAGTTCAAGTGATTTGTGAACCGTCCATTCACTTTTTCTCTTCTTCTTCTCTTGCTAATGCACAAGATTGTGCAATCAATTTTCAATCTTCATCAAATAGCTTTGCTGTTGCTCTGATGTAGAATCTACATCATTTAGCATACATACTTTCTGATTCTTGATTATTCTTGTTATTTGCTCTTGAATATTCTCTATCTCATTCACAAACAACTTCATCACTAAGAATCAAAACAAGTTTTTGCTCTGCAAGTAAAGGTTTTACTGCTTGAAGAATATCTTCACAACTTCTATACTTGTATTTTCAAAATCAGTTGTATTGATTTTTTGGTGCTTTCAACTTTTGTTGAATTTCTATAAGTCTTTTCATTTCTCTTGTTTTTTATCTGCTAAAATGTTTTATGTATTTCAAATATTCTCTTATACAAATTGCCTTTTCTTCTTCTGTAAAGGTTTTGTATTCTCCAATACCCTTTACTCAAAAAGCAATTAAGAATTTCTTGAATCTTGGTGAATCTTCTATGCTCATAATCTTTGAATAATATTATCTAAAATTTCTTTGTTGATTCTCTTTCATTCTTTTCTCCTTGAATCAACTTCTTTTTGAACCCTTGCTCTTAGGTTCTTATCGTTTATCAAGATGATCATGTTATCAACTTCATCAGCTTGTTTCTTGAATAGTCTTTTGATTGAACTTTTTGCAATCATCTCTGTTCATAAGTCCATGAACCTATTTGCATTGTTAAGCTGTTCAGCTATAACTTTGAAATCATCTGCAAGTGCTATAACATCACCATCGTAGGTTTCAATATAGCACAATTCTTTGTAAAGTGTTATTGCATGTTCCATTTGCTGTTATAAAGCATGTAAAGTTTGTGAACCTTGTTGTTTTTTGAATTCGTTTCTGCATACATCAAGTAAAGTAGAAAGGTTGTAGTAGATTAGTTCTGGACTTGTAGTTTTCGTTGAATGAAATTCGTTTTCTTTTGCTGTTGCTAATGTCATTTTCAGAACATCTTGCCGTGTAATTTTTCAAGTTTTCACCGTATCAATATTTTTCAATTTCTTGATTAAATTTGATGAATATTGTCTTCCTTTTTTTTCTGAACCATTGATTATTCAATTGTTAAATGATTTTATTATTTCTAAACATTCATTAACTTCTGGGTTTCAATATTCTGGTGAACTTTGTTCACTAACAACCGATAGGTTGTTATTATTATTTATTATATTATCTTCTTCTTTATCTTTATCTTTTACTTTATCTTGTTGTTGTTTTGTTGTCGTTTTGTTGTTGTTTTGTTGTTGTTTTGATTTCTTGTGTGTTGTTGTTCTGTTGTTGTTCTGTTGTTGTTCTGTTGTTGTTTTGCTTGTTTTCTTTGCATTCTGATTTCACTCAATTGCTCATCATCAGTGTGATTTACTTCAAGCATCACTTTTCTTTTTCTGGTTGTCCATTCTCATTCTCAAAGAATCAAATAATACTTGTTCTGTTTCATTTAAGTTATCTGGTTCTTTGTCTTTGAACATGTATTCAACGAATGCCACCAATAAATTTGTTGAATTAAATGTTTCATAGAATTTGAATTGATCATCATACAAGGTAATCTGTTTTCTCATTTTTAATCTACAACTAATGTAAAGTCTTTAAGTGGTTCTCATTGCCTTATTAGTCATTCTCCAATAACCAATTTTGCTAAATAGAAGAACCCCCTAACCTTTACTACTTCATGCACTCATGTGCTGTCGTATCAATAGTAATTGACACCGTTTCACTTGCTTGTAATCAACATGTGCTTTGTAATAAAAGAAATAAAACTTGTTGCATATGAACAAGTTTCTCTTACTACACATCAAGAAGCTGTTCATATGACATCGTAGGGGTTCGTAGCCTACAATGTCGTATGAATAACTTCATATGCACATTGTAATACGAACCTATGCATTGTATGGTGATTCAGCTTTCTGTGTGATAGAACCTTTTTTATGACACACTCCACTGTGTGAAATTTGGAATTAGTAGGTTAAGAAAAAAGCCATACACCATTCCGATGTATGACTTGTATATATTGGTTGCACTTGACATTTCGTTTTTTCAATGTATCTTGTGCAAAGTATATAACAATCTTTGATATGAATGAACTTCTACACTTATTCATTCATATTCATACATCGTTGAAATAATCTTATACATAATTTCAAAAAAATCAAGAAAAATGTTAGATTTTTTTTGCAAGTTTCTAACTGGTGTTTCTTGATTTGTTTGATTTTTTTTCAAAAAATTGTGATTTTTCTTGTTAAAATCTTGGTAATTTTTCTTGTGTTTCTTTAAGTTCCGTGTTCACAACTGATAAATATATCTGTGTTGTATTTAGATTTTTATGTCAAAGTAGCTGTTGAATATGATAAATATTTGCATGTTTTCTTAGTAATAAAGTAGCAAAAGTATGCCTTAGCATATGTGGGAATATTCAATGCTTGATTCAAGCTCTTTTTCATCAATCTCTTATGATCGTTTGAATTGCTGTATTTGATAATCTACTTGTTTTGTAGTTATTACAGTGATTAACAAATAAATATTCTGATTTATCTTTCCTAATAAATAAGTAATAATTTATCAGTTTCATTTCTTCTTCCATTATAACAATTGTTCTTCTTTCTCATCATTTTCATACTATCTGCATATATTCTTGAATATCTTTTATCTTTATTCATGATAATTCTGATATTCTCAATCAACAATATAAAAATAATGATACCATCAATAAGTTTCTGATTTTTATCAATTCTCATCTTTTACTATACACAACAATATTCTTAAAATAATTGTATAATTGTTCTGCTTCTTCTTCTGATAATGCTTCTATTTTTCTTTTTACTTCTTTTGCAAAGATAATTTGTCTTGTATCAAATACTTTGTATCAATGCATTGCACAATAATTGATGTATGTTTTTATTCATGATAGATAATTGTTCAGTGTTCTTGTTGCTATTCAATTATTCTTATTTTCTAATATAAAATTTTCTAAATCTACTGGATCAATTGCTTCACACTGCTCTACTCTTTTTCATATTCATATAAGATAATTGTCAAATTTCTTTAATGTTCTCATATAATTAGATATTGTTTTTTGTGAATATCATCTGTTTATTTCTAATCGTGTTTTGAATTCGTTCATTTTTTATTCAAAAAAAAGATAAAACTGAATAGTTCTATCACATGCAATATATACTAATTCCAAAACTCTTATAATTATTTTTGTTTTTAATTTCAATACTAAATATATTATATATAATATGTCAATACAAGAAAAAACATAAATATCAAAATTTTTATTAAAAAGAAAAGTGAAGCTGAACGATGTATGATTGCTTCACTCTCTCATATACAATATATTGATTAAACAATTCAATTTCAACCTATTTTACTCAAAATTTCTTTCTTAAATGCTCTGCTAATTCTGAATACATTTTTTGTTCTTCTTCTCATGAATATTTCCATGCATAACTTAATGAATCTACTACTAATTGATATGCTTTTTTAACTTCATCATGTTCTACTGGTCTTTCATCTGTTTTATCTCTTAACGCTGTTGCATATGCTCAACTCATCATCTGAAATTCATTTTCTATGCTATTGTATGTTGAACTCATTGCACTTATTAGAACATGATATGCTTTCTTTTTTTCTATAAGTTCTTTATTCTTTTCTATTGAATTGATTGAACATGATACTGGTAGTATCAAATATCAATATGCATATACTCAATTATTGATATACTTTTTAACTTCTTTGAATGCAAAATTTTCTCCAATAGCTCAATGATAGTTATCTTGACTTCATCTTTCTGCTTTACTTATATCTGCTCATCATGTTGCTTTTGTATATTGTATTCATTTCCAATTCAATCTATGTCATGTAGTTTTTGGGTATTTATCTCTATATACTAATCAATTGACTTGGTCTTCTCCAAAGTGTAAATTTTTAGTATATCATACAAGATGTCATTTATCTAATGCTTCTTCTATTTCTGCATTATTCCACAACAATCTTTTAGTAAATACTTTTTCTGTATTGAATGTTTTATATCATATTTCATTCCAGAATTTTCTTACAGTATCTACTGCTGTTGGTGTTCACCATCATGATCATATTACATATCAATATTTGGTGCAATAATCTACTACTTCACAATATAGCTTGTTTGTTTGTGCTTCTGATAATTGTATTCAGAATAATCTGATAATCTGATTTACTGCTCAAACTATTGTGCAAGCTGTTTTAGTTTTTGCATTCTTTCATTGGTTTCAACATGGTCGTATATCATGCTTAATTGTTGGTATGATGCATTCTACATCTTCTCAAAAAGCATATTCATCTCAATAATCATATGCTGGGTTTTTCAAATCAATCATTATGATATAATATTAAGTAAATTTATCAATCTTTGCCTTTCTTTTAATGCTTCTTCTAATTCTGTTTTTGCTTTATTTACTTTTTTATCACCATAAAATCATGATGCTTCTATTATATTGTTGCAATCATTGATTTTCTTTGTTATTTCTTCAAGCTCTCATCTGATTCTTGATTCTTTTTCTTCTTCTGCTTTTGTTTTCATCTTAGTAGTTCTTGAATATAAAACATTTCATCATCAGTTTGATACAGAATTGTATATAATTCATTCCTAACTCATGGACTTAACACTGGTTTCACTATTTCAAATAGTTTCTGCAATTGTTCTCTTGGGTTTTGCTTATCTTTGAAAAAGCTATTCAATGCAACATGTTCTCTTTCATTCATCTCTACTATATTCTCTGGTATGTTCACATTGTATTTCATTTTATTGCATTTTCACATTATATGGTGCAAATTGGTTGCTGTTGCTTCTATTATTCTATTAAGTTTATACTGAATTCAATTAACAACCAAAATACGATTAAACTTATTATTAGAATGATTTTTCCAACTCATTTCATTATTCAAGTTGAATAACTAAAAGCACTCTTGTTCTAATCTTCTTTATTTTCATTTTGCTCTCAATCAGAACTGCTTTTTCATTTAATATTTCAACTATTCTGATTTATCAATCATTTGAATAATTCAGAAATTTTTCATATAAGCATCTTGAATGCATCTATTTCTGGTAGCTTTTCTTTTGTATTTATTGAATAGATATGTCCAATAACTGAATATGCTTCTGAAAATACTATTATTCAAAGTATTGCTGTAATAAGATTATCTACTGGGAATCATGTTCGTTTCAATGCTCATGCAACTATGAATGGTAGCAACCATCTTGTGCATTTCTTTACTAATCATAACCACATTGTTCTACTTTCTATTTTTTCTCATAAGAAATATGCACTTGCTATTCAGAATCACCAATCTACTATTAACATGATGCTCATTATAACAAATCAATCATGAACTATTCAGAAATAATCAAGAATTGATGCAACTCCTAATCATCACAATAGTCATGTAAATAATCATTCTGTTTCTGTCATTTATTCTTGATCATTATTATCTAAAACATTTTTCTCATAATTGCACAACACTTCAAACAAACATTTTCTGCAAGATTCAATTTGTAATCACTTTTCACATATTCTCTTGTTTTTGTATTCGTATTGTTCCATTTATATTCTTTTAAGTAAATCTTCTAAAATCTTCTTCTCATTCTTTAATGATTTCAATTCAGATTTAAGTTGATTGTAGTATTTCCATTGACTTCAACTATCTACACATTTTAGTTCTTCTGTGATTTCTTTTATTCTTGATTTTATTCTTTCAAGATTTTTAAGTATATTCTCTTTATCTGTATTCATTATAGTGTTTGTAATATCTTATCTAAAAATTCTATACTGAAATTATTAGTTCACTGATTACTATTATCAAAATCAAAGTCATTCATTGGCAATCTCATCGGTGTATATGCTTTCATCTCAAATTCTCTATAATTATATTCTTTCTTATCATATCAGAATCTTCAACTATCTGTTCAAGCTCGTAGAACTATTGGACTTTTTCAGAATCAAACACTTGCATGATGTAAACAACTATCACAACCTATTACTTGATATTTTGAACATAATCATACAATATATCTTAAATCTGTTATCTTTCTTAATGTTTGAACTCATCTTAATTCTGGTTGTTTATCACTTTCACAAGTATATACAGTATAACCTTTTTTCATTAGTTGTTCTGCTATATATTGTGCTTGTTCTACTGGTATACTTCTATATGATTTATCACTTCAATTTATGTCCATAGTAGAACCAAATGGTTGAAATAAGATAGGTCTTCATTGTAAATTATATGCTTTCTTTTCTCGTTCTGCTAAAAATAATTCTGGGTAGTATATTTTATCTAATCATAATTGTTCTCTTACAATTTCTAACCAATTCACTCAATCATTAAAGAATTTAGGGTTCGTGTATGGTTCAATCTCTATATAATCGTTTCACTTTATAACATCTTGAAATAATCTTCTATCTCAAAGTCAATGCACTCAATCAATATAGGGGTTTCACCAAAAAGCTAATGGTCGTGAACATACTACTCTGACTTTTCTTTTTTTTGCTATTGCTGTAATTAGTCAAGTCATAGCAATATTTCTTCACAATCATCAATCTAACTTAATAACTAATGTTTTTTCATTCGTATCGTGTTTTACGATAGGTTTCTCTTGTTTCATTTTCTATTCATTAAAGAATAAATGTAGTATTCTTATAATCACAAATGAATTTCAAACAAGTGTTGAATAATTATCGTAGTTGTGAATTGATGTTTGTAGAGTTATTTTGACTAATGATTAATGTGCAAAGTAGAAGTATTAAAACAATTTTCTCAACGATTCAAACATTTGATTTTCAAAATAATTGACAGTTATCATGGACTTTGACTTATAATTCATCATCAACTATTGCTTGATATACTTCATGACAATGATTTTATACAAGAGCAACAAGTTCATCAATGAATGTTGAAACAAGACTTACACCACCAAATTCAATTTATAATAATGGAACATTAAAAAGAATTCGTTTATGGTTTTATAAACCATCAACAAGATGGTGATTCTGACCAGCATGAACTTGATGGACTTATTGAGCATTAACATATCAATGAGATTTGGATAAAACAAATGCTGAAAAAATGATAAAATGAAATTGAGCTTATAATTGAACATCATTAACATGAAACTGTGTTCTTTCACAAGTTTATAATTGAGATTTGCTGTTTGATATAAATATCTTATCAAATTGAGTTTCATGAACATTATGATGAGAATCATTTGTTATAAATGATTCAAATATAGCAAATGCATTAAGACAATTACGAACAAGTAAAGTATTCAGAATATTTAATGCGAATCGGTGAAATACAACTAATGCTTATATAAGAAAAGTAGAAATCACAACAAAATAAAAGCACCAAATCGGTGCTTTTTCTATATATTAGGTCATTTTGTAAAACTTCACGATCATGAATTCGTGTAGAATTGCTTATTCACTTTATCAAGAAGTCAGATGACATTGTCTGATTTACGATAGCATGGAACAAAATTACGAACAAGATTTCAATTATCTCGTATTTTCAAATAGTGTAATTTATAAGTTGAATATTCCATAACTGATCAGTTTCTATTTAATGCGAATATTGTAATGTTTGAAGGTGTTTGAAATGTGTTTGTTGATAATGTATTTGGATCAATAATTCAATCATTATAAAATCAATCTTTACTTAATTGCAAAATATGTGTATTTCAATTATTGAATTTATTATTTACAAGAGTTATTACAGTATTATAATAAGTAAATCGTGTAGCTCATATTGCAAATCAACGGTTTTCCCATGCATAATCAGATCAAATTATATGATGACTTCATGTTTGTGTAAATCAAGAAATTTTGATTTCAATTTTTATTGTGCTTCATCATTTATATCAAGTATTGATATATTGTCATGAGCTTCATGATCACTCTCATGTGCTTTGACTTTGAATATATTCAACCTTTTGGAATTTTGAGAAGAAGAAATCCGTCTTTATACTCTTACTTTGCACATTAATCATTAGAGTCCGTATTTTGATTTAGTTTTGTTATAATAAGATTGGAATTCACTATCAGACCATCATACTTTTTCAAATATTATCTTTGATAAATATCATTTCCAATTGTTATCTGTATTTCAACTGGCTCTTCATCAAATGCAAAGATTTAATACTTGCAAAGAATGTGTATAAGTTGTTGTTCTGCTATTCCTTAATACTCAATTGACATATATGAATTGCTGATTTGTTGATTTTTTGAATTTTACTCAAATATTTACTCGTTGATTTCATGGATTTATATCTGAATCACAATCATCATACCAAAAAGCAAATCTTAATCTATTATTATCGTATTCAATGATCATACATCATCATTTATAATTGTTGTTAAAACTTCACATTCATATTGTATATTTATCACCAGTATCACTTCATCATGATGCTTGCGGTAGTTTATATGCTCGGAAATTTATTGTATAATCTCAACTTGAAAGATTATAAAAATTACTATATGTTAATTGAGTTAATGGTGAAGAAGCATTTCAAGTGAAATATGCTGATTTTACTCATGATTGAGTTGCAAAAGATACATTATTGTTTGTTAAATTTCTTCCGTTTCAAGAATAATCGTTTGCATCATTTTCTAATTTATACCATGCTAATGTATTTGCTCAAGGCTTCCATCAGAATTCAGTCTTGATTTGTCTGTTTTGCACATTAATCACTGTGCCATCTGTATCAACTCCAAACACAGAGAAATAATAGGTAGTATCATCACTTAATCAACTTACTCAATAACCATTAGTAGCATACTGATTTTTTGTTGTTTCTTCTACTGCTAATGTTCAGTCTGTTAATGAAGTAGGTGCTGAACCAGTTTTATATCTTACTACTGTTTTCAACCAATTACTACCAAATATATCATTCCATTTAACTATTACTCTTTCATTAGTATCATCATTAGTTAATGATAGATTTTTAATTACTCAATTAGTAGAATAGATCAGAATTTCATTTTCTCATGATAGGGTGCAAGTGCAACCACATTTATCAGTATATTTAATATAATTTATTTTTTTATCATCTAAGGGGTTTGGTGCTGTATATTGCACTCAAACTCCTATATTAGATGATTGTAATTGTTCAAGAGTTCTAATAAGATTTCAAGAACAATCATAAGCATTTATACATCAAGCAACTGCCATTATTTAATCTTTTAGAATTAAAAAGGTTTTATTACTTTATTCCATCATTCTGCTCAATCTGTTCAATCTGCACAATATGTAATACAATCATAAACACATCTATTACATCAACCTTTTCATCATAATCATTTAGAAGTATTTATAGATCATAAATTCAATAATTTCACATAAGCAACTGATACATGTCAACCATTAGCACCACAACCACCACATCAACCACATCATCATGAAGCTCAATGTGTGCTTCATTGTCAACTCCAATCAGAAGCTATTGCATTTCATCATCTTCATCAATCTCAACCTTTTGCCATAATACAACAATTATAATATTCACAAGCATGAAGAATTAGTCAATACATATTGTTAATAGCTTGTCATCAGTTTCAAGCATGAAAGTTGTTTGGTCTATTAGAATTAGATTTCCAACTATCAGCACCATTTCATCAACAAACTACTCATCTTCAACCATTTCATCAATTTCAGTGTGCATAACATAACATATCATCTCATCTTCATCAATCTCAACCTATATATCAGTTTCAACCATTTCAACCGTTATTGTAGCAATAACTAAATGAACAATAGTTATGTAAAGCTGTTCAAGGTCATCATCATTTTCAACCTTTTCACCATATTCAACCATTTCATCAGTTTCATCAGTTTGAATATCTACATACATTATATACTGCATATCAAGGCGCTCATCAATCTCATCAGTTTCACTCAAAATATCATCATCAACCACCTCATCAACCACCTCATCATCTTCCTTGTGGGTAGTATCAGCAATAAGCATCTCATCAAGCACTTCAACCTACTCAACCACATCAACCATTATTTCAATTAGCACTTCATCAACAAGCTCATGGTGAACAAGTATATTCTTCTCTCCATTCATAGTTTCATATATATCTTACATTTCAAGATAATCAACAACCACCATTTCATCAAACTCATCATCAAGAAGTTGTTGCATTTGCTCATGCTGTTCAGTTTGTATATCAACTTCATCAAGCTCATCAACAACCATAACACATAGCATTATAACAAGTAGAACAAGCATTATTTGATACGGTGCAACCAGTTATTCAATCAACTTTACTACAAGCTCAAACAAATGTTCATCATCTTAAATCTATTGTTCACATATTACAAAATCTTCTTTGAACATTTATTCTTGGTGTTCAAGCTCACATAAATCTTACAAGAACATTCTTACATATTGTTAAATTCTTAAAATTATAATCACAATTAGCACATAAGAATGTATTTTGTGTAATTACACAATCTCAATCACTTCAATCTCCAAATCAACAATCATTATAACATCTTCTTGCTTTTTCTGAATATAGTTTATCTCGCCAATCATCACAATTATTAGCAACACAACTACTTATAGCAAGTGAATCATTATACACTTGTGTATTACAAGGACAATTCACTTGTGCTAATCTTGTTTGAACTCAATTTAATAATGCTTTTGATACATATACACTTATTCTTGCTCAACTTGTGAATGTTTGTTTTTCATTTCACATTACTTTTGGTGTAGCTGTATCATTCATTACACATTTTTCATATCATCTTGTGATTGTTAATGTATCTCCATTTATTCAAGAAATAAGAACTACTTCTCTTGCTGTTGCTGTTTTTCAATCATCTTGTAATTGTTCTATTGTAGCAACCATTCATCAAGTGAATAAAGCTCATTCACCAGTTTTAAGAGTTATACTTGTATCATTTTTTCAAATATCTGCTGTTAATTCAGAGAATACAACATTATTTGTAGGCATTGTTCCAGTGTTCAAATTATACACTGCAAGCCAAGTAGCATTAGGGTTTAGTGTATAGGTTGTCATTATTCACTTCTACAAGTTAATAAAGATATAGGGTTATCATTTACACATTGTCTTACTCAATTTTCATCTGTGAATTCTCGGTGTGAAAATTCATATCATCAAATTACTGGTGCACATACATTCGTTGGATCATCATTATATAATCTCACACTTCATCATTGTAATGAATTTCAAAGATTATCAACTCCATTCCAACTTGTTATAAATCATCATCACTTACAATAATGAACTTCAATATCTGTATATGCTAATGGACATATCGTTGTGAAATTTCAATCATCTACTGCCATAATTATTATAAGTTATTGATAAAATCTTCAATATCTGATAATCTACTTGAAGTAGTATCTAAACAAGATTGTGCTGTTTCAAGATTGTTTTTCTGTCTTGTGATTTCGTTCTGAATATCTGTGATTAGTTCAGAAGTCAATGTCAAACTTACACTATCTCATGCAACAAAATTAAATGGTGTTTGAGTTAATGTTTTTGGGTTTGCTGTATCATCTGCAACACATTGTTCAAATGCTCTTTCTATTGTTAGTGTATTATTATCTCTTGCTGTTGCTTTAACTATTTCTCTTTTCACACAATTTCAATCATCATCATAATGTTCAAGTGTTAAAATGAATGGTCAATTTTCTGGAAATATATCTCAATCATTTACTTGAATTGTTGTAGCATCTCAACTCACTGCTATTGCAAGATATGAATACACATTGTTCTCTGTTTTGTAATTCACAAATGCCATTAGTATATTTTTAAGAAATAAATTACTTTATTACATTCCATAGTGTATCTTCATAATCTATGGTTATTGAACATTGGTCTGTTCTATATTGTATCTTTGTTATCACTAAGTTCTTTAATGTTGTTAAATCTGTATTTAATATTGTTATTGTATCTCATGGTTTTATATCTTCATAAGGGTATAAATCATTTAATACTATCTGAATTGTTTGTTTTGGGTTTTTATTCTGTGCTATATATGAATTTCCATATTGATTCATTGTTGTAGCACTATTCAAATTAGTATTCATTTCATATTTATCTTTTCTTCCATATGTGCTTTGTGATGAACTATCACTATAATTTGATTGCGCTCAACTTCTTGCAAGGTAGAAATTATTTACTACTTCTTCAATTGAATTCTTTACTGTTATTGAATTCACTTCTTCACCAAAATGAACTATATGATTTGTTCTTGTTGATGGTGTAAATAGATCTAATTTTCATTCTCAATCAACAGTCCAATAGTATCAAATTGCTTTTGCTATTGTTTCAAAACAATCATAACAATTATTCCAACTCCAAGTCCAGTTTTGAGTAGTTGTTATAGTATTTGCTATATTTCACACAGTGATTACATTAGAATAATAATTATTAAAGAATGTTCTAATATCAGTCATCATAGTATAACAACTCTTTGAATAGTTTCAGTTTGAATAGATTATTGATTTCAACAAACTTCATACTCATAAACAAGTAAATGTTGTTAATTCTCTACTCTGCTCTGCTTTTCTTTCTATATTTGCTATAAATCAATAATATATCTGCTTTCAAGTATTCTTATCATGATAATCATCAAACAACCATACTTTTACATATTCTCAACCTTTGTAGCTTGTATCAGCAAAAGCATAATCAGTTTGAATTTGTAATTGTCATAATCATCAACTCATACTCCATGAAAAAGTTATTTCATTGATTATATGGTCTGGGTTGATTGTTTCTTTATAGCTTCAATTTATATTATAGGTCTTTACAACATATGTTTTCATTATAAGTAGTTCTCATAATAAGATAAAGTTGCTGTATATGTTCAAGAATAACTTAATTCAAATGGGTTATCTCAATAGCTTAATGGTCTAAAACTTCATGTATATTCAACTTCATTATCATTGATTAACACTTTTTTACTTGGTCAATCAAAGATTATAATATCTCATACTGCATATGTTCTGCTTGCTAATAATAATCTATATCAATTTATCTTATAATAGATTGCATATGTTCATGCCGTTTCTATTGCCATTGATAATGAAAAATAACTATTTGCTCTTCCTAAATATCATATAGAAGATTTATATACACCAGTTTGTGAAGTTATATCTATTGATATTGGTTTTATTGCATGTGCATGTGGGTTTGTTGCTTTGAATGTTAATTGAACATTTCACAACCAATCTATATTAAAACTTTCTCTATTGAACTTAATATCAGTGCATGTAGCTTGCCATTCTCTTACTATTCAGAATGATTTGATTCTTAATGCTCATTCTACTTTATAACACTGATATTTGATTTCGTCCATCAAAGCAAATAGCTTTTCTGGTGTTTCTTCTGTAATACTTAATTTAATATTGATTGTCTGTGTTCTGAAATATCTTCATAGAACTCATCATCAATCTTGTAATGCATATTTGAATGTTTCAAAATCTACTGCTCACCAATCATCAGCATTATGACTTAATACTCTTGTTGTTGTTCAGTTTGCAAGGTTATATCAGTTGAATGAAAAATCTGCATTTCATGTCATAATCAATGCATTATTTCATTCTCATAATAATCTACCATTTACGATTGTTGTCATTCGGTTTTATTGTTAAGCAATTCAAAAAGTTTTTTCTAATTTTATTCTTCTGATTATTTCATCAGTTATTGCATTTATATCATTATCACTTCTTACACTTACTCAACTTATGTTTATTGATATTCAGTTATTGTTTGTGATATTCTCATTTGGAACAATAGATCATCTTTGACTTGGAACAAATAATTCTGGTCAATTCTCACCTACAAGATATGGTTTGTTTGTATATACTTCTCAACCATTTGCTCTTGCTTCAACATCACTTCAATATGCTCATGAACTTTCTTTTGCAAGTGCAACTTTTCTCCACATTTCTTCCAATTCTCCAATAGCTTTCTTTTGTTTTACTATATCATTATCAAATATTGTTTGATAATCTTGTTCAAACTTCTTTATATCTTCATACATATCTTCATACTTATCTCGTTCATCTTGAATCATTCATAAGTATTTTTCTCTTAATGCATCTTGTTCTTCTTGTAGAGTTGCAAGTTTTTCTTGTTGGTCGTTAAGTTTTTTCTCTGCTTCTGCATATGTCTTTTCTGCTTCTTCTCTTTGAACTCTATAATCTTCTTTGATTTGCTCTACTCTATTTAATCAATTATACCATTTCTGATGTGCAATTTCTTCATCAAGCTGTTTCCTTTGTTCATCAGAAAGTCAATCATATAATCAATTGATTTCTTCAAGTGAAGTTTTCATTTTCTTCACATTCTCAACTGCATATCATCATACAAAATCACTATCTAACATAGAATTAAGTTCATCTCGTGATATATTATTTGCTATATCTCCAATTCACTCAAATTCTCTTTCAAGCTCTTTTACTGTGTCTTTTGCACTTAGGAATTCTTGTGCAAGTGATTTGTTTTCATCTTTTGTGATATTTGCAAGTTGTGTAGAAATATTCTCTAATTCTTTATTCAATGATAATATCTCTTTTTGTGTATCTTTGATTTTATCTTGAATAGCATCAAATTTATCTTTGTATTCTTTTTCTAAATCTTCAAGAACTTTCTGTTGGTCTTTCAAAGATTCTCTTGCTTCTTTATCTACTTGTTTATAGAAAGCTGTTTCTTCTTTCTTCTTTTGTGCAACATATTCTTTATGTGATTTTTGTAATGCAACGAATTCCTTTTCTCTTGCTTTTGCATAATTCTCTGCTTCTTTATCTGTGGTGCTTCTACTTCATGATCAAGAACTTCATCATCATATTGTTTTTCAACTCCATGTTGAATTTTGTATTTCTGCTATCTTTGATTGCAATCATACTTGTTCTTGCATTAAGTAGTTCAATTCTTTGTATGCTGTTGCAACTTGATGTATATCTCATGAACTTGTTGCTTCTTTATAGTTTGTTCTTGCAAGTGCTAACTTTGAAGCTAATGCAACTTGAAAAGATTGTGCTAATGATAATGCACTACTTTTACTTTTTTCAAACTCACTTCTTGTTGTTGAATCATCAATTTTTAGTGCATCAAAAGTTGCAAGTGCTTTATTCAATAATTCTCAACTTTGTGCATATTGATTTGTTATTGCTATTGCATTTTCTTCTGCTTGCTTCAATTGTTCAGTTCTGATTCTTGTTTTTTCTAATTCAACACCTTGCTCATTAAGAACAATACTTACATTTCATCATTCAACTACTAAATCTGCATTTCATTTAATGAGATATTCAATTCATTTCTTCCATTTATTAAATTCACTTTCTATATTATCAATACTTGGTGCAAGACTATCAGAAATCATATTTGATAAATCTTGAACTGCTCGGAATCATTCATTATTCCATTGAATAAAACTTGCCATTGCTCAACTCCATTTTCTTTCAAGGAATTCTCACAATGTTTCACTTGCTTTATCTGTTCTTTCAATTGTTCAAATTGAATTCTCTAATTCTTGGTTCATTGCTTTAAGGTCTGTTGTTCAACTCCTTATTGCTTTGAACATTGATAATCATCACCTTTGTCAAAATATCTCAAATGCTATATTCATTGCTTCTGCATCTGTTGTAGCATTCTGAATTTTTGATATAACTGTATCTCGTGCTTCTGTTGGTGCAAGTCATTCATTTATTAAATTTGCTATTCATATTTTCATAGCTTGTAATGTTGAATTTGCATCAACTCATTGCTGTTCAAATTGTGATAATAATGCAATAGAATCAGTCAAACTGAATCACATTTGTTGCAATGTTGCACTATTATCTTGTAATGTTCTGCTCAATGTTGCAACATCAATTCATGTTCTTTGTCATGCATAAGCAAGCATATCAAGATATTTTGATTGATCGTTTGTTGCAACTCACCATGAATTGAACATTTTTATATTATCTGCAATTGCTTGTTTTCATTGCTGTCATGTAATATCAGCAAAATTAAGATACAATTGAGTAGTATCTTGAAGCTCTTTTCATGTAATTCATAATCTTGTATTTAATTCTCCAATTGCTTCTGCTATTTCTCATTGTGATTGTTGAACAGTTCCTTGAACTTCTAACATTGAATTTGATAAATCTCTTAATGCTGTTCAAGTTGCTCATGTCATTTCAACAAGAGTTCTTTGAGAATTCTGAAATTCTTTGAATGAATTTACTAATCAATTAACAAGCTGTGTAGCAACTGCAAATCATCATAACTTTCATATCAAATTAGTTAATAATGATGTTGTTGCTTTTGCATTATTTCATAAATCACTTAATGCTTTTGCATTATTATTTAATTGCTCTTTTACATTTGAGTATTCTTTTCTTAGTTGCTTTAATTTTTCTATATTCTCTGCTGTATTATCAGCACTTTCAAGATTAAGAATGCTTGCTCTAATATCTTCAAGTTCTTTTTTAAGTTCTGCACTATTAGTTCTCAACTTGATAGCTCGTTCTTTTGATGTCAATCATGAAATTGATTTTGAAGCATTGCTTACTTCATTTTTCATTTGCTTCACATCACTTGATACTTTTTCAATTACTTTGCTTGCATCATTCTGTGCTTGCATAACTAACTTCAAATTGTATTCTTCATTCATGATTGTATGTGATTATTTACTTAAATTTTTTTTCATCTTTGCTTTCTGATTTGCTCTCTGTTGTTCAATATATTCGTGTTGCTTTTCTGCATTCAAGAATGCAAAATGTAAATTCAATATATTTTCATCAACATCATCTAAATCACTTGGTGAACAATGATATACTTCTTTACATAAGATATAATCTCTATGTTCTTTACTTACATCTTTTCAAGTTTTCAAAGTCTTTTTGAACTGCTCTAATAATGCACTATTTCTTACTGGGAGTTTTGATTTTCACTATTTCTTCAAGAACTTTATTGTAATCTTCAACACTTAGCTCATCAATTTGTTCTTTTGATAAATTAGTCATCTGCTCAATTGCATAATCATTTGCTAATTGAAAGTTGTTATAATTCATTTTTCAATCTTCTGAATTTTTGTATAAGATTTCATTGAATCATCTATCAACTTTATGTGTATAAACACCCTTGAACTCTACTGTAAATTCTTCTCAATTGATTTTTACTTTCATCTCTTGTTTGGTATAAAGTATAAAAAACATCTCTTGTTCTTTTTTTGGGGTGCATAAGCACAAGAGAAGAAAGCTCATACACCCCGTATAATTTAGTAATTAAGCATCGTATCAAGTAGAATTGCTGTTTATCAATAATACTTCAATTGTTGCTCAATCGTTTGTTGAATATTCACCAGTAAATCACATTGTTTGTCTAATCAACTCATTATTTCCATCAGTTTTACTCCAATCATTCAATCATGCTTTCATAACATCTACATACATTGCACTGAATGATGTTCAGTTATTTTCAACATAGAATCTGATTGCTTTCTTTGTTGAATTTAATGCATAATCTCTAAGAACTGTATTATCAAAGATTGCTTCAAAATCTCATTCAACTCCAAATTGTTGATTGTATAATGCTTCAATATCTGTTGAACCAAAGCATTGAACATCTGTTAAGTTCTTATTGATTGCTATTCTGAAATTTTGCATACAAATTTCACTTGCACTATCTAATCATGATTCATCATCTGCAAATCTTACTCCACACATTGATGCTGTGAATTCTGGTTCATCAGAATATGCTGGTGTTAAAGCTCATTCAACTGCTTGCATTTGTTTTCATTGTAATTCAGTTGTGAATCTTACATAATCTGCAACTTCACATGATAATTCAAAGTTATTTATCATCATGAATGGTGCATAACTTGAAGCAACTGGATCATTATCATAGATTGTTGCACTTGGGTGTGCATTAGAATTCAATCTTGTAAATAAGTGTGCTTGAAATGAATTTACTTCTGTTGCTGTCAATGTCCATGTTCCATTAGAAATAGAAGCTCAACTAACATTTCCATCAAAGAAATAATACTTTGTTCAACCAATTGTGATAATCTTTCTAAGGACTCCACCACTTACTGCATCTCATCTTGCTGGTGTTCATCATGCAACTGTTCAAGTAAATACCTTTAATTTATCATACTTTCACAATGCAAGATGTAGTAAATATCAAATTGAATCATCTTTTACTATTCATTCTAATGAAATATTAGAAAAGTTTTTTGTAGTAAATGATCATGCAACTTCATCAATTACTCCATATCAAGAATCATCTGTTGCTGTTTCAGTAGTTGGGTTTAATACTCATGCTGTTTTAGATAGCCAAACCTTAGGTGCAACTGCTGTTCATCTTGTTGCTTCAATACCTAATCAAATTCAGCTTTGTCTTCCTATGAATGCATCTGCCATTTTATTATAATCTTAATAAACTAAATAGACTTGTTTTGATATTCTACCATTGCTTTCACTTTCTTTGTTGCTTCTTCAAGATTCTTTGCTTCAACAACTAATCAAAGTGATGGGAATGAGAACTTTTTCATTACTCTTGTTTCTGTTGCTTTGATTGGTTCAGATTTTCTTTCTGGACAATCTTTACAAATTTTCTTAGCCATAATATCTTTGATAAAAGATAAAACTATTTTTCAACTGCTGTAAATCTGCATTCAACTTCAAATATTCTAAATGGTTCTTGTGTATCTGTAAATCACCATTGATAATTGAATTCACATTTCACAGTTGTTCAATTACTATTAGACCAAGTAATAGTTCAGATTTCTTTGAGTTTCTGCATCATCATATCTGCAACTACTCTTAGATTATCTTCTACTTGTGCATAATTCTTTTGAGTTCTGTCAATTAGTCTTACGGTATAATTGATTTGATTTTCATAAGAACATGAATCTAACAAACTAATATTTCCATTACTGGGTGTAATAATAATTGCTGGTAGACTAATTCAGTTCTCAATTTTTATATCATGATTATATACTGCTCAAACTCTTTTATCATCTGTTTTGAGTTCAAGCATCTTATCATAGATTATATCTCATATTTGTTTGAATGAATATGTAGTCATTAGTTGTTAAGTTCTTTTGATAAATTATTTTTCATGATATTCATTATCTCTGTTCTATTATCAGTGTATCATCTTTTTAGATAGAATGTTGTTCGTGGGTGTAAATTGTTTGAGAATTCTCTTACTCTTGCATATCTTACTGGACTTCATACAACAACTGTTCATTGTTGTATTCTTGTAAAGTCTGTATTGATGCTTCTTCTTAATGTTCAAGTTAAATATGGTGAATTTTCTTTTGCTCTATTCTGTATCAATAATGATATATCTATTAAAGATAATTGCATTGCACTTGATACTGCTCAATTTATCTTGAACACTTCATCAAACTCTCATTCAATTCATATACTCAATCACATCTAATCTCAATTTGATTCATTGATAAATGCTTTATAATATTTTCTTTTTATTCAGTTCCATAACATCACTGAATTCACAATATAAGTTATTCATTCACAAACTATCTTATCTCATACTTCAACCTTTATATCACAATATAATTTCTTTGTGTTGAACATTGCTGTTCAATCTATTCAATCTTTTGTTCATACTGGTTGAATAGCACAAGCAAATGATACTCATTCTTCATCATATGTTTTTACATGAAATTCGTTTTCTGAATAACTATGTAATACTGCTGTTTTTGAATAAAGAATGCTCATTTCTATACTGGTAATATAAAGTTCTTATACTTGTTAAGTAATGTTGTGAATGTGAAATATTGATCATCAGCACTTGCATCACCTTTGCTTCCAAATGTAATGCTTTCATCACCTAACTTATAACTTGATACTCATTCATAATTGTGTTGTTGCCACATACCACTTGCAAGCATCATTTCCATAAGTTTCAAATCATCTGGTAATTCATCAACTCATTCATTATCTCTGTTATATCATGCTTTGTATTTGATATTAACAAATCAGAAATCATTTAATGATACTTCTTTCAAAATAATTCTTCTATCATAGATTATCATATAATCTGTTCCATGAACTCATGTATATTCAACTCAATTGATTTGCTCTATCTGTTGAACTGGTTTGTTCTTCAAATAAATCTCAAATCATCTTGATGTTGCTATAACTTTTCTTCAATCTATTTCTTCTGTGTATTCTCATTCATCAAATGAATCTACTCAACAAAGATTATTGATTTTAGATGTAGCACTATTCAAAAATTGTGTCAATAATACATCATTTGTAGTATCATTAACATCTATTCCTAAATACTGCTTGAATAAAGTTAAATTTGAATACATGATATTTCAGAATCTTAATTATTAAATTACTTTGATTTCTTTGATGATTTCTTTTCTTCTTTTACTTCTGCTTTAACATCTTCTTCAACAATTTGCCATCTGTTGTTGTATGCTCTAACAAGATATTCTGCAAGTGATTTACTAACTTCAACAATACTTCACTTTTTAACAACTTCACCATTCAATAATTCATCTTCAAGAATTGCTTTTACTTTTTTCATAATTCTTATTGTTGATATATAAATTTCTATACTTGGGGGGTTGAAAGACTTCAACAACCCCCTTGTATAGATCATATGCTAAACAGTTGCATTAACTCCAAGTGCAACAGTCTTTCCTAATCATGCTTTGTTGTTTACAATAGCAAATCAGAATTCCATTGTTGCAACAATTTGAACTCCTTTTCAAAGAACTCTACCAACTTCAATTTGAAGTGGTTTTCCAAATCAATATTGAACTGCTGGTTTATAGATACAAGCGATAGAACCTTTAACATTATCAGATGCTGTTGCTGATATAACACCATTTGAATCTGTTAGTGGTAAATCTCTTGCAACAAGAATATCAATATTGAAAATCTTTGCTAATACTCCACTTGAAATTGTTGCATTAGGTCCGAATTTATCAATTGTGATAACTTCTGAAAGAAGCATTGACTTATCATAAGATTTTCCATCTTCAATATATAACAAATCATTTAGTTCTCCTTGATATCTTGCATCAAGTCCACCTTTAACTGTTAGATATGAAGCACTTGTAATAGTTCCAACAGAAATAGCTGTATTAGAAATACCTACTTTTCTGATTCCATCTCCTTGTGTATATGCACTTGGGAATGTTGAACCATTGATATTATTTGATGAAGCTGTATCACCATTGATAAGAACTGCATCAATTGTTCTTGAAGCACTTAGTGATAATCTATCTCTAATGATAGCTTCAAGTCTATCAGTTGCATAATTTAATTCTCTATCAGATACTGCAACAGTTGTGATGTATTGTCATTGAGTAATAACAACCTTATCAGTCATTGGTCCATTGTTAGCTGGTGTAATGCTTCCAGCACCAGTAGTCCATTCAGTATTTGCTTGGAATAAATCAGCTTCTCCAACGATAGGAACAATTTCACTTATTGCCATGTTGTTTCCGTGATTTCATGGAAGCAATGGTAATAATTTAGAATGTGAACCTAATAGGTCAAGCATTGGATCACCCATTACATTTGTAGGAATAAGTTCGTTTCCGAAATTTGTAGCACCAGTATTCATTACTTCATTTGCTTTTGTTTCTTCAACTACTTCTTCTTTAACTTCAATTCAAGCAACTTTCTTTGCTTCTAATACTAATTCTTTAATGTTCATGTTTTTATAAATAAACTAAGATAAAAGTTTTATTGCTTCTGCAACATCTCTTAATCAACCTTTCTTCAAAGGTCTTTTGTATTGCATTGCACTATTAACTGGAATGTTTTTGATTTCAGTTGATAGTTTTTCAATTGTTGATACACTTTCTGCAAATAATTTTGCCATTGTATCAACCTTTGCTTGTAATGATTTAATCTGTTCTTCTTTTTCTCAAAGAACTTTCTCAAATCATTTTTGCATTGAATCAATCTTTGAATTGATTTCATCTAATGCTTTTTGTGAAGATACTTCAATTGACTTCGTTTCAACAACTTCATTGTTGCTTGTTTCATCAACAACTTCATCGTTTGATGTAGTTTCAACATCATTTTCAGAATCTTCTTCAACTTCTGAATCTTCTATTTCAGATTGTTCATCTGCTTTTGTTTCTTCCTTTACTTCTTCATTATCAGTAATACCATCATCAGAATTTGTTTCTTCTTCGTTGTTTTCTTCTTCTTCTTTTCATTCTTCACTTTCTTCTTGTAAATCTTCTTCTTTTTCTTCTTCTGATACTTCTTCAACTTGTTCTTCTGTATCTTCTTTATTTTCATTTTCTTCTACATCTTCACTTGCATCTTCAAACTCTTTTACTTCAAGTAATGATTCAATTGATTTACTTAATGCAAATGGGTTTGCTGGTATAGATACAACACTGATTTCAAACAACTCCAAATCTTTAATAATGTTTGTGAAATCATATGTTCAATCTGCAAGTTCTTTAACATCTGTATCATAATCTTTTACTCTATAACCGATTGAGAATGCTCTTAATACTCCATTTTTGATTTGATTCATTACTCAATCAGTGTTTTCTGTGATTTTTGCTTTGATGTATAATCAATTATCATCAATATTAGCTTCTTCAACTACTCAAATTGGTTTATCTGCTTTGTGTTGAAGTAATACGATAGGGTTCATCATGTATCATTCCAATGCACCTTTGAATGCTTCTGGAACTACAACATCATTAACTCTGTCTTTGTCTTTTGTTGAAGCATATCATTCTATTTCAACTGCTTCAACTCAATCATTGTTGACTACTTTTACTGACTTTGTATCTCGTAGTGATTGAAAGTAGCCTTGATTCTTTACTAAATTGAATTTCTTCATTCTCTGACTAATAGTATATAAAAGTAGTCATAAACTTATTTTGCTCTACGGTATAGAATAGTGCATCTGCAATTAACTCATCATGGTGGTATAGCAACTCATACACTTGGGTATATGTATTCACTATCAACCCATCATTCATCTTCACACTCTCTATGCTCTTCTCTTACTTTTGCATCATGACATGTTTCTCGTTTCTTCTCCATCTTAATTCACACACTTGTCAATTGCTGTATTGGTTGATAATTTCAGTATTCATATGCTTTTCACATTTCTGTTATTGCTATACTTCTTGCTCTTGGTTTTCAGAATAGTTTTTCATCTAATGCTGTAATTGAATCTGCAATTTCTTCATATGTTCTGTTATTATCAATTCACTCTTTCAGTAGGTCTATGACATCATGCTTTGTTGTGTAGCTTATAGATCATTTGAAATCACTTAGATTTAATTCTCACCAATGCCTTGCATAATTACTTATAACATCTTCATAGTATGAGAATCAGTTTTCACTTAGTAATGGTTCTAACAATCTAAAACTTCTCTTATATCATTTCTCTACTGCCTTTTTTAATTGTGGTTGCATGTCTTCTATCAAATCATACAATCACATACTTTTCCAGAATCAATCAAGCACATCTATTCATTCAATTGTTTCTCGGTTCTTCTTATCTGGGTATAAATGAACTTGTTGATTATTTAAGTTATTCCATGCAATACTTATATTTAATGGGTATTTCTCATATAAGTCTTGCACATTCTCCATGAAGAACTTACTTTGTTTCTTGAAGTTCTTCTGTATTACTGAATAGATTTTTGCTTCTCTATTCAATAATCTTCTGTAATCTGCACTTAATGACATGTTTTATTCCTCATTAAGAGGTAAAACTGCATCTAATCATATATCTTCTAATAAAAGCATATTTTTACTTGTTATTAGCTTATCAGCATTTTCATCATCTACTTTCTCCAATCATAACTCTCATCTTGCTTCATTTATTGTAATAACTCCACTATTTACTTTCTTCAATAATCAATCTTGCCACTCTTGTGATTCATCAAATTGTTCTCAATCTGCTCTTACTCGGAACAATTCATATAAATCTGGTCTGAACATCTCTAATAGCTTGTTTAGTATATGTTCAAAATCTTGTTCAAGTGGTTTGATCGTTCACTCTACAAATTCTTTTCTGAAATTTATTCAGTTATTATAATTTGCATCTTCTCAATATCATAACAAGAACTTAGCAACTCCAAATGTTGCACTTACTTTATCTGTTGTTAAATGTCTTTGATTGATGAACTCCATATCTCTTGGTGAAAGTGATAGTGTTTTTATGTCTTTCACTCATCATGCAACTAATGTTTTATGCTGGTTGTTTGTTCATCTGAATTGTGCATCAAACATATCTTTTGCATTCTGTGTTTCTTCTTCACTCATTCATTCATCAAGCATCAATATAGCACTTGGTATTGCACTATTCTGATAAAAGTAATAGTTTGTTCTTTGTGCTTCTAAATCACTTAATGCATCATAAACTACTCCGTGTAATAATCACATTCAGTTTGTTGAATCATATACATCATCTTCAAACTTAAAGAATGCAATTTCATCTGGTTTATATGTTTTAACTACTCATCAATTACTTGCTGTGAATGATGTTATATTTCAATATGCATCACATGTTTTTGATACGAGTCTTGAATCTAATACATCAAATCAAATACATACTTTT